CCAGCCATGCGTTATAGTGTTTCCCTATGTGGCAACTTACGCAGTCGATTTGTTAAATTTTAAAAATATCGGTGTAAATACTTGCACTATCCAAAAAAGCGTGTACATTTGTACCCGTCAAAGATAATCAAAAACAAAACACAATGAGCTATTTCACTTTTGAACACGACTGCAGCAATGCACCACTCACACTTACTATCGAAGTTGAATACGTAATCGCATTTTCTAGGGGAGATTACTGGACACCTGAAGAAACAACTATTGATCAGTGTAAATACACACTGCTTTGCGCTGGAATTGACATGACTAAGTGCATCATGAATAGCAATAATAAAAAGTTAATCGGTGAAATAGAAGATGCAGTTACTGCAGCTATTTGGCAAGACGAAGAAAATCAGTAAACAATTTAAAACCTCAATACAATGTTAATCGAAGTAACACACACAGCACCGGTACGAGTAGGTACTACCCAAATCAGTTTGCCACATTACTACATCAGTGGCGATTATGTAAAGTTTTACTGCTGCATGACTGAAGACATGAAGCTTATCACAGTGTACCATCACAAGTATGCTTGTAACATCGAGACTAAAGTTTACGATGATGAAGATGATGTAGCCTTCCGCTTAGAACGTGAAATGCGTGACAAACTATACGAGCCAATCGATGAAGCAGTGTTCATGCATAAGTTCAGCGAAGCACACCGCGAAGTATTCTACACGGCAAACCCAAAACTAAAACCAATCGAATGAGAAAGCGACAGGAACTGAACCAACTAATCGCGCGAACAGTGGGCAGTAAAGCTGCCCTACTTCGTGCGATGCAAAGAAGCAACACGCCAATAGTAAAGAAGACACTTCACAACTGGTGCGATGACCCGGGCAGCATCAAGCTACGGCAGCTGATTAACCTTAGCCGGGTAATGGATGTGCCAGTGTGTGAAATAGTCGATTGTATAACCATTAAACATGAAGGCGATGAATGAATACCAAAAGCATATAAAGACACAAGGCAAGAAACTGCGCACTACTAAGCTACCCACACGCAGCGATATCCTTACTATCATGAAGAAGTTTAACAAGGTTAGCTTTCAGGATCTGCGGAAGGAACTGCATGTAAGCAATTCAAAGTTGATGGAATGGTGCAAACTGATATTTAGCGTAGACGATAAAGAAAAACGTTGGCGCGAAATAGAACAGAGCCTTAACAACTTAGAGTTTCATGAAAACTTTAGCGAATCAATGCAAAGTGAATACGATGTTCAGGATGTCCGAGCAGTCAATGGTGTGAATATGTACGTGCTTAAGAAAAAGATAGTCAATGAGAATCGCATGTGCTATCTTGTTACGATCAATAACGACCAGCATGTGATAGTTCGCTTTGATATTCCCGTAGAACGTAGCAGCGTGCAATACTGCCCAATCACATTAGGTTGTGATTATCAGGTGAATTCACTAGGCCAATGGGAGTATATGGAGCTAGAATCACATTTGCCTGTGATAAACATACAAGCAGATGAAGACTACATAGGTAAATTTTGGTTAGCAATATCTAATACCCTGCAGCATGAAGCATGAAGAAAGCAAGATACAACAACGCTGCGTGGAATGGTTTAGATATTCCTTCCCACGTGTGCTAATCGCTTCCTTCCCTAATGGTGTGTACATCGGTGGTACACCTGTGCAAAGAGCCAAACGCTGGAACCTGTTGAAAGCAGAAGGTGCTATGCCCGGTATGCCTGATTTGATGATCTGCATGAGCAGTGGACCATACCATGCACTGTTCATCGAAATGAAAACCGAAAAGGGTAAACTATCCGACACACAAAAAATCGTTCACGCACAACTTATCAATGCAGGTTATGCAGTTAAGGTGTGCAGGTCATTTGAAGAATTTACAATTACAATTAAAACTTATTTAGAGCAATGAGAAAAAACACAAAAAGCAAGTATTACGAATTCATGTGCGTATTACATGACGCGAAAGAATTTGACATCAAACAAATGCGCAATGAGTATCGTGTAGGTGCGCGATTGATTACGCTGATGCGCGAACACAACATGATTAAGCGCGATGGCAATGTGACACGCTGGATAGGTGACAAGCCTACGCAAGCTATTGCTGTGGCATTTGCTAAAGAATGCCTAAAGGAATCGCGTATTGCTAATGCACAAAGCAAAGCAGGTACGCAGCAGATGAAGCTTACACCCATCAAACGTGTTGAGCGCACACAGCCAGCACCGGTGCATGAAGAACCTATCTGCGATAATAGCAACAGCAAAATGTTTTTGATCATGGCTGTTGGTGCTGCAATTGGTTTTTTAGTCGCAACAATTATTTGGAAGTAGATATAGTTTGACTATATTTGCAACGCTCGTTCGAATGAAAACATTTTTAAATCCCATCACTACCGCATTGCCATAGCACTTTCGTGCGCGGACGAGCCTTTGTGTGTAGTGGTGGGTATTTAGTTTATGAGAGAATCTACAATCTTTTATAGATCGTTTTACGAAGCGATTAAAGAACTTGATGCAGAAACACAGTCTAAAGTCTATTCTGCCATTTTTGAATATGCATTAAACTTTAACGAAGTAGAAGTAAAAGGATTAGCTAAGACTGTCTTTACCCTAATCAAGCCCCAACTAGATGCTAACCTAAAGCGATACGAAAACGGAACTAAAGCAAAGGTGAAGCAAAACGAAAGCAAAGCAGAAGCAAAACCGAAGCAAACTAAAAGCAAAGTTGAAGCTAATGTAAATGTAAATGATAATGTAAATGATAATCCTAATGTGAATGATAATCAAAATGTAAATCCAAATGATAATGTTTCAAGGTCGCGCTTTCGCGCTCCGACGTATGATGAGATATTTGAATTTATGAAAATGAAAAATGCATTAGCTGGTAATGTTTGGAATGATGTCAAAGTAGTAACTGAAGCTAAAGCGTTTTTTAATCATTACGAAAGCAATGGTTGGATGGTAGGAAAAAACAAAATGAAAAATTGGGAAGCTGCTATTCGAAACTGGATGAACAATAATTCTAAATTTGAATCAAATAAAAAACCAAATCAACATGCAAAACAACCAACTACAACAGCAGAACACATTGCAAAAGCTGAAGCACTTTTCCGCGATGCAGTCGCTATCAGTCGCGCACGCGATGAAGCAAGACAAGATTTCACTGCTTCGTAAACTTGACCGGATAACCACAAAGGTTAAAATCATGGAGCTGGTTACACGTTGTACTCAACTTGTCAATGTGCAGAATAACATGAACGCACTGCAGATTGAATTCTGCGCAGAAAACATCTTAGAAAAAATGTGGATGTATTCACTCGAAGATGTCCAGCTGTGTTTAGATCGTGGTGCGATAGGTGAATACGGCACGATATACAATCGTATTGATCCAGCTACGATACTTGCATGGTTTCCTTTGTACGATGCGCAACGTCAAACCATAAGCGATGCTATCAATGAAAACAATAAGCAGCAGAATAATATCTACGAAATGTTTCAGCATCCACAAATGATGGAAGCAATGCAGACAGCTGCAGATAAATTGAGCATACGGGAACAGCCAGTACAGGAATCGAATCGACCGAAGCCAAATGAACTAGAGCAAATGCTATTAGATGAATACGATGCATTGCAAAGGTGGGACAATGACATGCGCTTCCGGGTGTATAAAAACAAGCCGTATCAGTTTACTGAATATCGGAAGGAACGATACCGCGAATTGATAGAAACACAAAGCGAATACTAAAATGAAAAAAGAAACTGCAGTAGATTACTTGTTTAAAGCAATCTATGGTGAAACAGGTCACATTGATGCCTATACTACTGAAGGCATACCAGCATATAATGCTTATAGACATGCAAAACTAATTGAAGAAAAGGCAATTTTTCAAGGCTTTGCGGATGGTCAAAAAAACGGCTATCAGTCTGCTAAAAACAAGGATGTTTTGCAAGACGCATTAGACTATTATAAAAACAAATACAATTCTGAATAATGAAATACTACGATAAGCAAAAAGAAACCGAACTGCTACGCAAGTTGTTCGTGCTAACAGCTAGACGAAGCATGCGCCCAGCTATGACCGATAATCTAACAATGCGTCTTATCTTTGAAGAACTTTACATGCTAACTGATAAAGACGAATACAAGCTATGACTATCGGTGAACTGTGGGATGCATTAGCACACTACCCGGATGAAACGGAAGTATACATCGGGTACATACAAGGGCACAGCATCCAGCAAATGAACTTTGATGTTGTTGAGACAACAGAGTTTGGTGGCAAAAAAACAGTTTCACTGATGTACGAAGACATCAACATCATAAATAATTAAATCAATGAGCAACTATCAAATGCAAGAAGGGCAGTTTACCCTTTTCAAAAACAACAAAACAACAAACAACGCACCTGAATACACAGGTGAGATCATGGTCAATGGTAAAAAGATGCGCTTAGCTGCATGGGTTAAAGAAGGCAAGAGCGGCAAATTCTTTTCAGGCAAGATGAGCGAGCCACTTGAAAAACCATCTTCCCGAGATCAGGAAAATGGTAACGATAATTCAAACGACCTACCCTTCTAATGAACCTGCCTATCCTACCTGAAGACAAAGCTAATCATGCGCTGTATGGATTAGTCATTTATGCACTATCAGCATCAATCTTCGCTGCACCATTCGCCATGTGTGCTGTGTTCGCCTGTGGTGTTGGAAAAGAATTGTACGATTCAGTTTGGAATGAAAGACCATTCAGTAACGGTGACATGATAGCTACCCTTTGCGGTGGGTTAGTGGGCGTGTACATCGGGCTGTTCACTTAGTCAATAACATGTTTGCAATTACTTTTGTATTTTGGATGCCCATCCAAAGTATAAAAGTATATTGCACTATGATTACATTAAAGTCACTGAACATAGGCATTGAAGATTTGCCTAATGAATTTTGGAAGTATGTTCCAAATACAGATAACCGTTATTTGATTAGCAATCAAGGTCGATTGCTAACGCTTAATTTTAAAAATAGCAAACGGGCTAGCGTTATGCGACCAGCAACAAATCAAAATGGATATTTACACACCTTGATTGTTTCTGAAGGTAAATTAAAAAAAGTAGTTATACATCGTTTAGTAGCTCAAACTTGGATTGAAAATCCATTAAATAAAGCACAGGTCAATCATATCAATTTTATTCGCAATGACAATCGGATTGAAAATTTAGAATGGTGTACTCCACAAGAAAATACTTTGCATAGCTATAATAACGGAAGAATTAAAATGCCTAAAAATGCTCCACCAATGCGAGGAAGTAAAAATGGTGGTGCTAAATTGAATGAAGAACAAGTGCGTGAAATACGTATGAAGTTTAAACCATATAAGTATACTAGAGAAATGCTAGCCAAAGAATATGGTGTAAAAGCAAACACTATTAAAGATGCTATACTGCGTAGCTGGAAGCACGTACAATGAGTTACAATCCGACATTTAATACGAAACAGCAAACTGCTTTACGGCACTTATCTACATCTAGCAAAGTAGAACAAGTGCTGTACGGTGGTGGTGTATACGGTGGGAAAACGTGGCTAGGTTGCTATTGGCAAATCATGCGCAGGATAAAGCATCCTAATACACGTGGTCTTATTGGTCGTGCTGAATTAAAGAAGCTTCAACTATCTACTATGCTTCGCTTTTGGGAGTTGTGTAGCCAAATGGGATTGAAAGCAGGTGAACACTACACGTATAATGGACAGCTAAACATGATACGTTGGTTCAATGGTAGCGAAACAATACTAATGGACATGGCAGCTACACCCAGTGACCCGGACTTTCATCGCTTTGGATCACTTGAAATTACAGATTACTTTCTTGATGAAGTAGCTGAAATGACAAAGAAGGCAGTAGACATTATTGATACACGTGTGCGTTACAATTTAGTTGGTGGTATTCCAAAAGGCTTAATGAGTTGTAACCCTTCCAAAGGTTGGCTATACAATGACATTTGGTATCCTTGGAAAAAGGATTTATTACCACCACACAAAGCATTTGTTGAAGCATTGCTAAAGGATAACACAGTAAGCCCTGATGAAGTCTATGAAGCTAAGATGATGCGACTACCTGAAGCAGACCGTAAGCGATTACTAGAAGGTGATTGGGACTATGATGAGAGCATTGACTGGATATATGACTATGAAGATTTATTACGCTGCTTCCGCGATGAAGAAAGCAAAGGTGATAAGTACATCAGTGCCGACATTGCGCGACTAGGAAAAGATAGAACGGTCATTTGCGTGTGGCATGGCCTGCACCTCATCGAGATTCACGAACTGCGAAAGCAACCTATCACAACAGTAGTCACTACCATACGCCAGCTATGCGATAGGCATAGTGTTCGATTGACAAATGTGATCTGCGATGAAGATGGTGTAGGTGGTGGTGTAGTCGATAGTCTAAAGTGTCGCGGCTTCCTTAATGGTGGGCGTGCTAAGCAACCCGATAAATTCAGCAATCAAAAAGCGGAATGCTATTTCAAGCTTGCAGAACTGATAGAGCAGAACAAAGTCGTGTTTAAAGTAGACCGATTCCGGGATGTGATAGTGCAAGAACTGGACATGATCCGCAGGCGAACACCTGAAGCGGATGGAAAGCTTGCAGTAATTAGCAAAGATGAAATAGCACGTATGCATGGCAAGTCTCCTGACTACGCTGATGCTATCATGATGCGCATGTACTTTGAACTTTTCCCGAACTACGGCAGCTATTCGTGGGCGTAGCGTACCCTTAAAGGTATATTAGAAGGTAGTTATTTCACTTTTGTACCCTTGATGGTATAAATCGGAATTGAAATTTTAACAAATTTTAACAGTCATTTTCTTGCGTGTGTAAAAAGTTACACTACATTTGTCAGGTCAAACAACAACAAAAACACAAAGCAATGAAAAAGCAAATGTTAGAATCAATGATGTCACGAATCGCAGGTATTAAAGTTGAATTGTGTATTCGTGGTGAACGTTCTTTTACCTTTCATTTTGAAGGATCAAATAACTACGCAATGAATGCTATTGTAAAGTATTTTTCAAAAGAGGCAAAATCAATAGAAGCAGAATATGATATAGAATGTGATATGACTTGTGTCTTCTTAGAAGTATAATTTATTTAGGGGCGCGACTGTAACGCGCAATCTTTAAACTTAAAAAAACAACACAACATGAAAACAGCATCTAAAATCCTTCGCTACATCGTAGCCGCAGTTATCCTTTACGCAGTGCTTAGCTACTGCCAAGAAATCAATGATTGCCTAATGAAATACTAATCAATAAACAATAACAACATGAATTTTCACAAAGACAATTTAGAAGCACTGCAGAAGTTTCAGCAGATGCTGAACGCAGAACCTGACCAGGCAGGTATCGAATCTACGCCCGATAAGAAAGCACGCACGCTAGTTATTAGCCACGTTGAAACCACGTTAGATGAACTGTTCTTTGGTCATTGGCGCACTGAAAACTTTAAGTGGGCAGTATTAGCCAATGAAGTGCAGGCATCACTTGACCTTGTAGTGATACATCCGATAAGTGGTTACGAAATACGCAGGGTAGGTGCAGCTTCAGTTATCATTATGGTGGATCGCGTGCCTGATGGCGTGACCGGAACGGAGCGCAATAGATGGGCATTAAACCCCGATAATAAAAAAGCTAATGCAATGGACCTTGCATTCGGTAAACTCAAAGCAGAGTGCCTTAAAAATGCTGCGCTGTCATTAGGTAAGGTGTTCGGACGTGACGTTAATCGCGTCAATAAGGATACATACAAGCCATTTAAGTTGAAAGGTGCGCTTGGTCGTGGGCATGAACAGGATGTAGCGTATGTGCGCGAACTCATCCAGCAGGCAACCGACCTAACACAGCTGCACAAAATCTTCAAAGCATGCAGTCCTGAAGTATTAGCTGAAGTGGCTGATGAACTAAACGCTAAGAAGGATCAGTACGGCATCGAATAAATGTTAAAAATTACAGCAGGTGGTTACCGATTGTAACTATCTGCTATTTTTACCCCATCAATCAATATAACATGAACAACACACTATTTAGAGCATCGCAGCTTGGTAAGCTAATGACCGATGCACGAACCAAATCAGGTTTATCCGAAACGACTAAGAGCGCATTGCTCGAAGTCTATGTGCAGCAGAAGTACAACCGGTACAAAGAGATTAGCAACAAGTACATCGAGAAAGGTTTAGCCGTAGAGAATGATGCGATTGACATGTGGCGCAGGTCACGTGGTGAAATCGTATTCAAGAATGAGCAGATGTTCACTAACGACTTCATCAAAGGCACGCCCGATTTGCTTATCAAAGATGAAGCAGGCGCAGTTATCAATGTGCCCGATATCAAAAGCAGTTGGGATATACACACCTTCATGGATGCTAAGACCAGCGACATTAGCAAAGACTACTATTGGCAAGGTCAAGCCTACTGCTGGCTAACAGGCGCACCACGTGCTACCTTTTGCTATGTGCTAGTTAGCGCACCCATTGAAATGATTAACGATGAGAAGTATAGACTATCACGCAGGCTCAATCTTATTGATCCGCAAGGTGACCCTGTATTCTTAAAGAAGGCAAAGAGCATCGAACGCAACATGATATACGACATGCCACGTTTCCTTCGTGAATACCCGGATGCAAACCTTGAAACACCACGCGATGAATGGGCGTTCGATATACCTATCGCTGAACGCATCCACGAAAAGGTAGTAGAGTTTGATAGTGAAGCTATCGCAAAGCTTCAGGAGCGTGTACCAATGTGGCGTGAATACCTTAATACTTTGGCACTATGAGTAAACAAACAGCGGTTGATGTTTATCACAGACACATTAGACACCTTATAGCAATGGGACTGAAGTTGTCAGAACCAGATAAAACATTCTTGAATTCAGCCTATAGAGATTGTAAAGCAATGGAGCGTGAGCAGATGATAGATGCTTATTCAAATGGTTGGCACGATGGGCAAGATGTAATACTGCAACAATCTAAACATATAGACAAAGGCGGTGATGATGCAGGGCAAAAATACTACAACGAAACATACAAAGGAGGTGAGCAATGAAACCTAGCAATAAAAATGCACTTACTAAAGCTTTGTACCTTGTTAAGGAAATGAACTATAGAGCTATGCCTATACGAATCATTGCAAAAGAATTGAACGTAACAGACCGCACAGCATACCGCTATTTAAAAGCTATTAGAGAATCGGGCATACCAATAGCACAAAACCTCTTTGGCAACTATTCAGTGAGTCTGCCTAAACCTAAAAAACGAAAAGCAAAACGAATATGTCAACTGACCAACTAAAAGACCACGTGCGCAACAGCATGCAGCACTACTACAACAAAGAGCAAGTAATAGAACTAATCAATAAACTAAAAGATGAAAGCAAAAGAAAAGGCATGGCAACTGTACTCGAACTATTTTGATATAGTGGAAGCTGGTGACCAGCATGGAGATTTAGCAATTATGCATATGCGTGCCATTAACGCTGCGCTGTATTGCGTAGATGAAGCATTGACAAATGCACCTGATGACATCGTAAACGACTTTGATGGAACAGGCGAATACTACAGCGTCAAAGCATACTACCACCATGTCAAAAACGAAATACTAAAAATGAATGGGAGCAAAGAAGATGCGCTCAATAGACGAGCTGAGACTAGAGCGAACGAACCTGCTGCAGATGTTCGTCACAGCTAAGACTAGATATGTGAAGGATAACCTGCACCACAAAATCAAATCAGTGAATAAAGAACTATTCACGCTAACCAAAGAAACAAAATACCTATGAGTGAGAAAAAAGAAACGGCAATGCGTAGACTAAGCAAAGCCCTGCGCAAAAGGTTTCAAGGTCCATCCGTAAACATAACATGGATTGAACTAGATGCCTTCATGATGAAAGCCCAAACATGGGAAATGGAGAACATACTTAATTCCTACAACGAAGGTTACACAGATCATAAAGCAGGATTACCAAACAAAGCAGAAAATGAAAGCAACACTGACGTTTAATCTACCTGAAGAAGCAGTAGAATACGAATACACTTTGAACGCTGCCCGGTACAAGGATGCACTTAGCGAAATCATGAACATGATGCGCAAAAAGGATAAGTGGAATAACTACGATGGAATGACAGCTGAAGTGATTGCTGAACTATACGATGAAATGTGTGAAATAGTTGAAGGATTGGAATTACATTGATGTCACAAATCTTCGAATTATTGTGACACTTTACGATAGCCCTGCTTCCAAAGAAACCTTCCCAGTGCTTCGCCTTCAGCATCCACCTTTTCTTCGCTCCACTCTGGTTGAATGTGGTGCAGATATTCATGTATGAGAACTATCATATAGCGCATAGGTGGCAACGTTGGATCAATCTCAATGATGTTATCGCAGTACAATCCATCAGCCTTTTCTCTGCCTAACTTTCGCTGGATGACTTTTGGATGTTGTTTGCGTTTCATGCTATCTTTGCGATATTAGTGTGTAACTCTGCTAATTTGTTTTTGTTTATTGATTGGACTAGCCCTCGAAACGTCGGGGGCTTTTTCATTATCTAATCTTACCATTAACAATGCGATAGTTACTTACTTCAAATTCACCTGTATCTAATACTTTGACGTGTGCAAATCCATGATGGTGCTTGTTAATGGGCATGTAATCGGGATGCAGTTCGCATAAACAAGCTACCGACCAGCACGTTGTTATCTTGCCATTGATGTTTGGTTCTGTGTGCTCGCTTGCCTGGTGGTGGTGTCCACACAATGCACTGTCTTTTGCACGCAAGAATAGACCACGTGCAATGTTTACAGGACTGAATACAGATGCGCCTAACTCATGCCCATGTAAAATCGTAAGCTTGCCTGCATGAATAATCTGCTTATCCGGTATAAATGTGATGTTGTACTTGTCTAGATGCATCAATGATTCAAAGTTGAATTCATCCATGCCCAAAAGGTCGGGTGCATTGCGCATGATGTAGTGGTCATATCGCACATCATGATTACCACACTTGTAATATATAGCAGCATTAGGAAACAACTTGCGTAGCGTGCCTAAGAACTGGCGTGTCATTAAGACTTCATGCCCAAAGTTTCGTTTGCGTGGATCCTTCTCGAAACGGCTAATAGCATAGAAGTCTATTATGTCACCATTGAGCAGAATAGTATTGACATCGTTGTCAAGTCCGTACTTTAATGCCAGCGTCAATGCCTGTATGTTGTGATAGGGCACGTGAATATCCGATAGCAGCAGTATGTTGTTATGATTTATCGGAAGTTTGAATGGTTTATAGTTGGCTTCCTGTGAAGGTGGCAGGTCAAGTGGATTCGCTTCTTCAGGAATCAACTCATTCATCATGTTGGTGAATTCACCTAAATGATTGTCCAACTTGTTTAGCTGGCTAACAGGCTTTGTCTCTTTTGCATCAAACTTTACCACCCACCTGCGATAGGTTTTTTCTAATGAATCCAGCGTCATGTCAAGTTTATACTTTTCAATCACTGCGCGAACGCGATGAGAAAGGAATCCTGTTCCATCATGTATTTCACGATGGTACTTCTCACGACTTATTTTATCCATACTAGTTGTTATTTAGCCTTCAAATAGCCGTTCAGTTCAGCAAGTGATGTGCTGATCTGCGCTATATGCGATTGAATCGCGTCTATCTTCCCTTCAAGCTTTGCGTTTTTCGAATTCAATTCGGTTTTCTGCTCTTTGATTGCATCGTTAATCATTTCAATTTCTCTTTTGTGGAACGTTTCAATGCTGCGCACCTGCCCGGCTACCTTATCAACGCTGCGCTTTAAAGCGAAATAAAGTGATGCAAGTGATACACTAGCACCTATTAAAGTAATCAAATCACGTAGTTCGAATTCCATAGCTATAGTATTGCAAAATATATAGTAGAAAAAGCTAGTCCTGTGATACCTAATGTTAGTGCTGTGTTGGAAATTATTAACCGCCTATTGCTTTTTTTTAGCTTATTAATCTCCGCATCTTTCTCCGCATTTATAGCCTTTTCAATGCTTTGCTTATTCTTATAGATTTCTGCCAGCGTTTCATAACTCGTCGCCTGAATGCCTGTAATCTTCGCGTAGTATGTAACCTTCAGCCGTTCCATTTGGTATAAACTGTCAATTTCAAACGCAGTCCGATACCAATACAACATGCTATTGAAGTTCAGATTGAAAAGTTGCTGATCGTAGGTTGTAAGTTCTGGTGTAAAATCCTGCTTTAAGTAGGCTGTCCGATTTTTGGATGGTTGTGCGGTACTGACGAGTGGCGTTAGTAGGAGAAGCAGAAAGTATATTGTAAGTTTCATTGCGGTAGATTTCGTTAGTGATTTGTTGGCGTTGAATAATAGTGTCCTGATGAATCTGTAAGCTGTCAATTTTTAAGAATAGGCTGTCGGTTTTGGCGTTGTTGGTTTCAATGATTTGATAGAGCGAATCATTGATGTCCTGTAATCTTTGTATAGCTGGATTTATTACAGGCTTGTTGCAGGTGCGAACGCTGAACACTATAGCCAGCGCGACAATTACAACAGCGACTGCGATAATTAGCTTTGTCCTTTTCCCCATCGCGTAATGTGTAGATTTTTAGTTAGTGGGCGAATCTTGTAATACACTCCATCGCGTGACCTTGAATCGCGCATGCCCTGTTCATTCGTGTTGCCTTCAATAGTGCGCACTGAATGCTTGCCTATCCTATCCACGATGCCAGTGTGCCCTATACCCTTGAATCTTTTGCGCTTAAATTCACTATAGCTTAAGGTCATTACCAGCACATCCTTATCACTATACGATTGCTTGAATTTACCATCGGTAAAAATCACATCGCGCTGATTGTATGCAGTCGGTGACCAGCCTGTGATTGTATTTGGAACGCCACACTCGTTGAGCATAGCCATGACAAAGAATGAGCACCATGCGTAACCGGGCAACCAACCTTCTTGTTTCATCAATACTTGCAAAGCAGCATCATTAAAACCTTTGTTGTTACCACCCTTTTCCTTAACGCCTACAAATGATGAAGCAGTAACTCTTACGCAGTAGCCGTCATCAGCATGCGTACAACAAACAGGAATGCAGCAAAGTAGAATGCATAAAGCAACAGATATAAAACAACTTTTTGCCATGTGGTTAGGTAGGTGTTTATTTCATAGTTGATTTCACGATCGTACACAGCACGCTGTAGTGCCTTAAAATTGAAACGAATTCCCAAGAAGGTAACGAAGTTAGCAAACACCATGATGAGTGAAGCCAGCACGATGTATTGCACGTATTCGGTGCTTATTAAAGCATCGCCAAAGTATTCTGCACTGAGTGTACCTGCAATGATGAACAGCGCAAACGCTATCGGAATAGACCACAAGCCATCGAATAACTGAAAGTAATAGCGAATGGACTTGTAAGTAACACTTGCAGGTTGCTTACTTTTTGGTTTTGTCTGCTTCTTTGCTGACATTGGCTCGTAGTTTTAGTGATAGTTCACGCTCATACTTGCGCAAACGTTCAGTGTATTCTTGCTTCAGTGTCTTTTTATCACTCATGGTATGCGATTAATAATATTACGTGAGTAAGTAGGGCGAAAGCTTGTAGCAGTATTGCCTGTGCTGAACTGATAATTCAGTGTATTAGTCACGTCTGTACGTGGTGAGCGATCAGGCCACTGCGCAGTTGAGTATTCAGGAAACAAACTGCTGTTAGCACACAAATAATCGACTAGCAAAGTGGTGTAGTGCTCTGCATTTTGGCGTGCCCGGTCAATCATATCCTTCATAACCACATCCGATACAGGCACAGTGTCTTCACTTTGACGCTGAACTAGCGTGCCATTGTCCATGCGATAGCACAGGTTAGGCGTTACATCTACCATCACCCACCAAAGCAGCATCTTTTGGATGTAATCTTCTAATAGAATTTCGTAGTTACCGCTAATCGTACCTGCAGCAACATCCGCTTTTATCTTATTCAGCAGGTCAGTTCCTAAAAAGGGAAGTAACCATTTGTCCTGTGCCAAATAGATGGATGGATAGAGCAAGTTAGGATCTAAACTGCCATTGACAGTTGTGTACTTCTTGACGTAGTTTTCGGATATTAGTAATACTTCAGGCATAGTTGTAATTATTTATTGGCGAATCTTGGATTATCGGGCAGGAAACCTTCATAAGGCATATTGCGTGGCTCAATAGCTACCTTCGGATTGTTGCGCACTTTGTATCCTGCTTTCTTTACACGCACATCCATAGCTTCTTTGATGTTTGGATTAGTTAAGTCCAAACCAAAACCTTTTGCACTTGCAAAGGTCATCTTGCGCCATGTGTGGCCACATGCCCCACCGCCTTTGTAGAGCCAGACCGAGTAGGTATCAGCACCTCGTGGACCCCATCCTTCATTGACTATTTGCTTACCCATTTGCATGATGTCTTCTTTACGATAAAGCTTATCAGCTGCTATCATCTTACGGCAAAACTCACGTGAATTGTCGCGTATTTCACCGTTGTATTTATAGCGTGTATAGAACTTTACATCGTCAATGGTTTCATCTTGTGTAGACTTCGCGTTAGGGCGTGCAGTACCTGTGCTAGTTGCAAAGTTGTGCGATTCGATACGCTCGTTATCTTCATCATCCGTATCATAATCCACATCGTATTCATCAATCAACACCCAATCTTCATCTTGATCCTCACCTAATGCAATTAATGCATCTGCTACTTTGTTATCATCGAAATCAGCATCTACTTTTTTTTTTTCGTCACTCATGATGACTTCTTGCGGCTGCAAGCTACCGGGCAACACATCAGCGAAGATTGCATCCACTGTTGCAGGTGGCAATGTTGGGAACGCAGCCTGTACGATTGCCTTTGCACTTGTCACAGGTACAGCACCTGCAGCCGATTGCATTACGATGTCTACAAGCGATGCTATCTGCGCACCATTCAAAGCTGTTGCAGCTACATCAGTAGTTCCACCTGTCGCATCCACAACTGCTTCTGCCTGCTCCACTGCAAGTGGTGTGTTTGGCACAATGGTAAAGTTCACACCGGGCAACTGATTGCTCAACAATTCTTCAATGCTAGTGTTTATCTTCTCCTGATATGGTTGAATCACTTGCTTGTTGAATATCTCTAAACCTGTAGCCATTTCATCTTTGTTGCTACCGAATCCTGATGTTTCGCGAATACCGAAAAGCAGTGGCGTAGTAACGCGATGCGCAGTAATAATCTTTTGCGTAGCAGTAGTATCCATCAACTGATACTGCTTATCTGCATCATTAACCGGGAATGGTGTGATTTCAGTTTTAGGCTGATCACGCTCGTTAAAGAACATAACCACCTTTCCTGCGTTGCGTGCACCACTCATCTTGTTCTCCCAATCCATCATCATCTGCTGCTTCTGTTCAGGGGTTGCCTGTCCATTGTAGAAGTTGATAATAGTGGAAGGGAAAAGACCGTTTGATATTTGGTTGATGTGGAATATCGAAATCTGCTTATCTAGTTCAATGTAGTTAATAGCAGACCAGTAGTCAGGTCGTGGATATACATCGCTGCCTGTGTATGTGAAGCACCAATATATTTGACGTGGCTCTTGCTCACGTGTTAAATAGTTGTATTTGGGTATGAATTCGGGTGTGTTCTTTTTCTTGCGTGTATTAGACCAGTCGTAGCTGTGGAAAATACCTATTTCGCTATCATCATCTTGATTCACTGCGATACGGCATTCTTCAAATGGTATAGCGTTTAGCTTGGATATAACTGTCCTGTCATTGCTCCAAATTACTTCAATATAAAAACCACCAAACAACTTTAAGTCATGCGCACATGCATACGTCAAAGCATTTACATCAAGTGCATCTAGTTCTGCTTGATACTGCTCCGACTTTATACCCTTTCCGGCTATCATGTCACCAATAGCAACCACCAATGAACCATGCACAGGTGATTCATGCGCCAAATCACGCAGGTATTGTGGGAAATCGTTTTGATCTCCGTAGTTAACCCACCCTTTGCGGTCTACTTTTTCTGCATCGCTCTTAGCAACATACTCGCTAAGCTTCAATGAAACTATATTTGATTCGTTATGGCTCATAGATTATATCATTTGGTATTGTGATAGAAGGTACATCAAAGAACTGCGTGTTTGCCGTTAGCACAACATAGCCACGTTTCAACAAACCTACTACACTTGGGTTATTTGGGTTGATGTTACCGCCTGAATTTTGACCGTATACATCATAACGATAGCGACCTGCTAGCGTTAGTCTATCAGTTGTAACCAATAGTTCTGTTATTCGCACATTCTCATTCACTATCTGCGCTACCTGTGCAAGCTTATCTCCCGTTGTGCTATTTTCTTCGTGTGTTAAAATAAACAAGTAGTGCGTGAATGGTGTGGCAAAGTACTGCCTTGTTTCGTCTAGTTGTAAATAGACAGTTTGTGCAGGTGTATCGGTCTGTAAATATATCATAGTCTTTTTAAATTAAAAGGGCAAGTCATAAATAACCTGCCCTTTTTTCAATACAACAAGAACACAAAAACGGAAAACAAATTCTTAGTAAGCAGGTTCTACTTCAATACCAGTAAAATTCGAAAATGGTAATTGACCAGCAATAGGAGCTTCCAAGTGTACTGCAGGAACAAGATTTTCAGCAGTAACTGTTACCTGATAACCCATCAAATCAGCCTTCTGCTGTCCTGATTGAACAGTACCTGCAGTAAGCTGTGCTCCTTCAGTTGCACCAATCAAAAGTATTTGGTCGTCATTAGTACGAACAAACACAATCATTCTAGCTTTTGCAATGTTTAAAAACTCATTGCGCAAATCTTGATCTAACTTACCAAATGTCCAGCTTACTTCCTGTGAAAAAAACAATGTACCTGTTTCCAAATTCTTCTGTACAGTTTCCACGTATGAACCTGAATTACGGAAAGGAACGTATCGATAGATAGTTACTGGAGCGATTGGTGTACCCGGCAATGTTTCTACCATGCCAGTTGTTGCATCATAGGTTACACCCGACATAAACTCTGAACCATCTGGTAAAATAGCGTTAGCTAGTAGTATTTCCTTCACACCACCGATACCTTCGAGGCACGATAGCGGAAAGCCTTGAGTTAATTCACAAGCCATATTATTATTTTTTAAAGTGTTAAAAGGGGGCTGTTACACCCCCTCTTTGGTTAATGATTATGCACCCCAGTAGGTGATGTCTTCAGCAACAGCAATCTGTGCGCCCAAGTAGAAACGAGCACCGTAACGCACGTTCTGCGATCCATCAAGATTCTGCATGTCCAAAATGAACACTTCGTTCATTTGGTTTTCTTGCCATGTACCAAGCATCAAGTTTGACTTCTGTGCAAACACGATGTTGTCAGCAGCCATACCCGGACATACTGCAATTTCGTACATTCCAACGAAACGCTTTTGTACTTCAGGACCAGCAGTTGCATACCATCCGTTTCCATCAGCAATTTGCGCTTGGATATAAGCTTCCCATGCAGCCTGTCCCATGTAAAGGATTGGCTTTTCAGAAGCACCTTTAACAGCAGTAGGAGCAGTGTTGATTACATCCCAAATGGTAGCAATGATGTTAAGGCTAGTGAGTGCGCCTGAACCTGCAGATACAGCACCTGAACCACCTGCCTTAATCAAGGTCAAGAATCCATCGTACTGACCAGCTGTGGCGTTTACACCATTCCACATAACGTTTTCGTTAGCTGCAGCGATACCACCTACCAAACGCTCGATAATAGCATCTTGGATTTGAGTGCTTACGCGACCGCTCATTACATCGGCTGTTGACCAATCGGCAAACAATTCTCTCTTACAGATTTCGCGCTGTACTTGGAATTCTTCCAAAGTCAATACACGCTCGCTCAAATTGATTGTACCTGTTGGGGTGAAATCACATGTGCCTGCAGCGAAAGTTACAGTGTCATCAATTTTACGTACTACTGATTTGTATGGTACGTTTGGCTTCATTGTAACGTACTGAGTTGATACGTTAGATAGCAGAGCCTTTGCTACGATTTCTCCCGCAAGCTGTCCTGCGTAGGAGTTGTTTAATAAAACTGGATTTGCCATATTACTTTACTTTTTTATTCTTTGATTAATTTACTTGTTTAGCACGCAAATCAGCCATGAAGTCGCTGAATGATGAACCATTCGATGCAACTACAGGTGCTGCGTTTTTCTTAAATTCTTGTGATTTTACAGATGGAACAGCAGGTGCTTTCTTAACTGAAGCAAGTTCAGTCTTCAAAGCTTCCGCATCCTTCTTAGCAGTTTCTACTGCTGCAGCTAGTTCAGTCTTTTCAACTTCTAGTGCGGCAATGCGCTCAGACAAGTTACCGATTACAGCAACTAAATCTTCGCTGCTCATTTCGGTAGATTGTTCTTCACGTTCGATTTCAGTAATGGTACCTTCTTCGCCTACATAGACTTTGGTAACACCGTCTTCAAGGAGGTATTCGCCTGCAGGTACTGGCACTGGGTTTCCTTCAGCATCCATTGTGTAGATGTCCACACCTACTACCCACTCATCAGCGGTAGAATAGATTTTAGTACCATCAGCCAAAGTGCCTTCTACTGCAAATTTCAATTCCGTTGCCGGTGCTTCGCTTGCTGTAGTTTCTTCTTCGAACTTGATACCCACTGTTGAAGGATCAATGCCGTACTTATTGAATACGGATTTGATTTGTTCTTTTATATTCGACATGTTTGGTATTTGGGTATAGTAGCAAAAACAGTGTTTTGTTACATGTAGCCACATGTCTTATCTTAGCAGTATAAATAAATACCCATATTATGAAAGCAAACCCTGAATTCATGACAAAGAAGATTTCAGTAAGACTCACTGAAAAGCAGTACAAGGCTGTGATGAAAAATGCGAAAGCAAGTAAGATGACTGTTGCAGAATACTCGCGTGCGTGTATGCTGTAAAAAAAAAGAAGGGGCTCGTTTGCCCCTATCTTTTAATCTAAAACCTAAATCTCTTATGACGTTTATATAACCAACGTTCGGCAAATATATATCATTTGTTCAAACCTGCAAGTATTTGGTCTAATTCCAAAACCAATTCTGCTTCGTAGTTTTTTACACCACTCATGGCTACACCTACTTCATTAAAAAAGCCTTCAATGCTGTAGCCTTTCACCTTTCCTTCCTTCACATCATTCCATACGTGGTCTTCATCGACTTTAGTTCCGATGAACCATGTGCCATCTGGTAGATCAGGTAAACCCAGTTCGATGCTTTTATCATTCTTACCTTCCTTCAACCATGATTCAACCACTGTCACACCTGTTACAGGTATTTCATGCTGCAGGTTTGTGGTATGCTGCAGATTCTTTTTGAAGAACTGATGCGCGATAGCTTGCACTGTTGCCTTTTCGAAGTACACATAGTATGGCTCGCCCTTGTCATCGTAACGCAGTATCTCTTTATCCGGTATCAATGCAGGTCCATATAGCATTCTGCGTTCATCATTTATTGCGCTTAACTGCACTTTAGAAAGTGCAATCCAGTTTTCTTCGATTGCAGGCATGTCTACTAAACCCATTGCCGTAATACCCAAACGACCTTCTTCGTCAATTACACACTTAACTACTTTTCTTTTTTCCATGATTTAAATTTATATTGTTTTATCCTACTCTTGCTAAGTCTTCAACGTTTTCGCGTACCTCTTGCTGACTTGATACATCACTAGCTAACACATACGCACGTGGTAAATACTGATCAGGTCGATTTGTGACAAACTGCGCAGCGAATGGATTGAACGTGGCTGGTTGTGAATCCGTTCCACCACCTCCGCCTCCACCGAATGAAGGTGGATTAGCACCATTGTTACCTCCCGATGTACTGCCTTGAAATTGTTGCGCTGCAATAGTAGCCACATTAGCCAAACCGGCTGCTACTGCTACGCCTGCAGCCACAAAAGGCGCACCCGGAAAGGCAACAGTAATTGGATTCTTTGCAGTGCTTGCAAAAATAGCGTTTGCAGATTCGTAGGTGCTAATGGTGGCCTGTGCAATACTAATAGCTTTTTGAATTTGGAATGCACGCTTTGCTACCTTCTCATTATTCTTACCAAATAGCGCAGTGATATTAGACAATGCACTAAGTGTACTGGTAGCAAGTTGAATCTTTGCTTCTTTTACCGCTTGTTCATCTGCAATAGCTTTTAATCTTAATGCTTCTTCTTCAGCAGCAGCTTTCTTTGCAGCATCTAATTTAGCCTGTTCAGCCTTTTCAAATTCCTTTACGTTTTCTTCGTAAAGTTTATTGACTAAATCACTTACTTCTTGTTCGGCTTTTAACCTATCTGCTGTAGCTTTATCGCTTATTGCTTTTCTATCTGCTGCTTCTTTTTCTGCCGCTGCTTTTGCATCCGCTGCAGCCTTTTCGCGTTGTGCTTTTTCCTTTGCATCTTGTGCATTGAGAATACCATCGCGCTGGTTGACTAATGTGATTAATGCCTTTTCACTATCTTTAATTACTTGCTCCTGTTTCTTGCGTTCTTCTTCAGGATCAAATATGCTTTTGGTAACAAAAGAAGTAAGGTCATCAAATGAATCTGATAATTCTATTTTACCAATGTCAGCACCTAGCGTATTGAGCAAACTGATTGCTCCATTTACAGCACTTTCAAAAACTTGCGTAAGTGCTCGTGCAGGTAAAGTGATAAAATCTAAAAACGTTTGCAGATACTTAGCGTTACGTTCCGCTGCTGCTATCTGCGCTGCAGCCTGTTCTTTATTTGTTTGAAGTACGACCTGCTGTTCAAGTATCGCAGTGTTTAGTGCCTGTAATTTTAAATCAGTTATTTGCTTTTCAGTTAAGCCTTGACGCTTTAACGTTTCTTCACTGGCTGCAATAGCATCAAAGTTCTCTTTTGCTACTGCTGCACGTTCCTTTTGAATCGTTAGCAGTTCTTGATCTGCATCCGTAACACCATCAATAAGCGATAGTAATTCTTCAGCATAGACAACAGCAGCTGCAATGGATGCACCTATTAAGAAAATAGGATTAGTCAATAAAGCTTTACCGATAGATGCTAATGCGCTACCTATACCCTTAATGCCATTGGCAATATCACCTGGCTTTATTTCAGTTATATTTTGTGCAAGTAACTTAGCACCTTCTGCAGCACCTTGAAAATCTAAACTGCCTAATCGAGATGTGACCAGTCCTAATGAGCCGCTAACTTTTTCAAAAGCACCACCTGCCTGCGTACCTACTGCCTGCGCTGCATCCTGAATCTTATCTTTTAGTTCACCCGCTGCCCTCGATAAATCACGATACTTCTGTGTTTGCGGATCAGTATTAGCTAACTGCTGTTGTAATTCACGCAGCTGTGCCTTGAGAGATTTACCAGCGTTATCTGCGCTATCGAAAGCAGTGCCTAATTGCTTTAGGTTCTGCTCACTTTTCGACGTGTCAATTTCAAATGTCCTTACAATAGGTTCAGCCATTAGTAGATGAGTTTATAGATTAAATAAATAACACTTAGTCCTAGCAATATGCGCCACGTGTACAGTGTAACGTACCACAGCACACGCTGCCATTTGCGAAGCGAATAGTTATGCTGTTTATTTACTGCGATTCCTAGCTGGATGTAGCGCATTGAGTTTTTGATTGAGTCCATTATGCGAATTTTAATTGTTGGTATTGCAAGGTAGCACCAGCTACAAACGTGCCCGGATATGTTCCACCTGTAATTGTCAAATTGATTCTATGCTGTGCTGTGTTAGTGGTTGTGTCTATGCCTACGGTGAACACGTATGAGCCGATTGCCCCTATTGTGTTCAATGTACTAATGGCACTTGCAGATGCCACGCCTGTCTTTTCGATTGTAAAGTGATGCAGCGATGTTTCGCTTACACCTGCAGCATCGCGGATGTTTAAGTTCAATAAACAGCTCCACACAGTATCGTCTTCGATATCTATGTATTCACCTATTATACCTTCGATATCTAAATCAAATACATCGCCTGATGCAGCGGGTGAAAATTGTTTTTGAAGTACAAAGAATCCAAATTGCGACCAGCCAAAGTAGGGTGAAGTAGATGCTCCATCGCGATAACCACCACCCACGTGCAATCCGGGTAGATTCGTTGTTACATTTTTGCCTAGCAGATTGCTACCATTTACAAATTTTGTCAGTGATAAATCTTGACCAACTGCTAAAGTATTTCCATTGCCATTGCCTATTGATACTTTATCACCCTCAACTACCGAACTTGGCGTAGTAGCAAAAGCTAGGGTAGGTGAATTAATCAGTGTTGTTGTTGATGCAACAATTGAGTTTCTAAATTGACCACCATTATTAAATGCCCAACACACACCATTAACTTCATCCCAAAAATACCCGTAACGTGAACAACAATCTTCAGTAGCTTCTACAGGCGTGCCATCACTTTCAAACTCTACTTCGCCATTCGTAGTAACGCCAACAGGAGTTGAAGCACAATCGTTGATTTGATCTAAGAACTTGATAAGCTTAACCTTTGTGCTTTCCTGCAAACCTACTTTGTAGTCGCTGATTTCAAGAATGCGCCAATAACTATCTTGAATCCAAATCTTATCCGCAAAGCTGAACGTAAGAATATCTTTTAAATCAAGTGCAAAGAACGCTTCCATTATTCTGCCTTCAGGAGAATAAAGTTCATTCATGTAATTGCGCCAATAGCTATTAAATAGATTGTTGTATGGATTAGAATTGACAGTTGCAAAGTGTGGTGGAGTTTCGGGAGCCCAGTTCAAATCATAATCAGTTACTGTTGGATATGCATCGCTATAGTGATTAAGTATGGGTATCACTGTTGCGGGCGATGCGCTGCTAGTTGCATCATTAAATAAATTGATGTTCATTGATCCCGCGTAAAATAACGCGCGTGGACCTGGTGCAACAAACTCTAAATCTTCATTATAAAAACATGGAATAGGCGTACCTGTTCCGGGTATAAATGCTGCAGGTGTGCTGCGTGTTACTAGTGTAATCTTTTGTTCACCTATTGCAAAATCGCTAGGTGAAGTTGATGGGTTAATAGTATAGCCTTCCTGTTTAAAGTCACCATAAACGCGACCAGCATCACGATAAAGTTTGCTATATGCGTCTTCACCTGCAGTATAGGTAAATTGAAATGTTGCCTTTTGAATGTCTACTGTGCTTCCTATGACAACATCTTTTGATACATCAAGTTTGCTTGTCCAGTCTACTACGTCACCTGTGCCTAAATAATTATTTTGCGGCACGATTGCAATGCGATTAGGTACTATGCGACTAGGAACTATTGCACAGTTATGCATCTTAACTACATCATTGACGAAATCAATTTGTCGCATGTCAGGAGCGTTTAACCTATAGTCAATAGTTTGACCTATGGTAATCGTTGCTGAATTGATTTCAATATAAGATGTGTTTGATGTACCATCGCCTGCTAAACCATACAACTCAATTTCACCGTTTTCAAATAAATCTACAGGTGACCAAGTTAAATTTCCGTTAGACATCACATAGGGTTCACTTGTCGATTGATATCTTACAATGTGAAAATTTATTTCATCTCCTATCTGTAAATCAATATTAAACGTTGTATCTAGTAAACCAGTTGTACCAACAAATTGATTCAGATAAAAATAGGTTTCACGCAAATTGTAGAAAACGCCATTTTTATATGTCCGTAATGCAATCACAACGTAATTTGTTCCAAGTGCACCTCCGGGTGTTTGAAAGTATTGATGAATATGAAAAGTAAACGTACCTGCTGCTGATGCTGTATAAATACCTGTTACTGGATTAAAGTCATTGCTGTTATCAAACACCTCTGTCATATTCTCATAAATAGATGAAGATGTGATATTATCTTCAACTAAAAATGGATCAGTTGGATATGCTCGGAAAAAGAATTGATTGCTACCACCTGTATTGCTTAACTGTTGCGTATTGCACCAAGGCATGAAATAATCTTCAATGATATTCTCAAGTGAAGATGCAACAAGGTCAAAGCCTGCTTCCGTTACTATGTTACGTAGCAGATACCACCAACTAACCGCAGGCGTTAAATCAGCAGCATTAATGGGTGCATTTGGGTTAAGTATTGGGCGTGAATTAGCAGATCCATCATTACTCCATCTTTGCCCTCTGTCACATAATGTCCACACTCTATCGGCTGTTTCAGTAGTAACGTTGGCATAGTTTACTACTTCATTCAAATCTGCAAGTGCTGCAATATCACTTAGCTTTTTTTCACCAATGGTTCGCACCAAATCAGGCGTTTCAGCATAGAAGGCAACTTCTACTTCGTTAATTCGATTCATTTGCTTGTACACTTTACGCACACGCAAGTAACCACTAGCAATCGGCAGTGTATCTACACGAATTTCCGCAGGCAGTTTGTAGAAAAAATAGTTCTGTTCTCCTTGTTCGGAGTTGGTATCGAATAACGGACCGATAGCTTTGATGTTGTTATCGGACATCGGGATTCTAAACTCGCGACTAAATGCACCCTGCGCAGTGAAGTTTGATAAATCCTGAAACTTCCAGTTTTGGCTAATACTTTCGTTTTCGAATAAGTCTAAGTAATACTCCGTTGATGAAGGCACTGCCTCCATGTAATTAAAATTCGGTAAGTCGTAATTGTCTATCGGAAAATTAAAGGGGACATTACTAAAGATTTGCGTGTTAGTAGGACTGATATAAGCATACGCTGGATTATCTAGCGCAACACTTTGAATAAAGTATGTGCCCAAATCACCATATGTCAAGCTTTCAATTTGCACATAACCACCAACGTATGCGCTCATATCGTTTGGATAGCTGAACGCTACCTGCGGACTTACGGTTTCATCTAAAACACCAGATTCTGTTGCCGTTACTATACCGCTTGGCGCCGTGCCCGGTATTCTTACTATCAGTTGTACTTCTCCGTTCATGTTATGTCCAGTATTCGTTTGCCATTCTTACTTTGAAAGATACGTTGTATAGCTTTCCATCGCGTGTTTTACGTTCAGTGTACGATGTATCGTCTAGGTTCACAGGCAGTGCAATGTTGTTACCGCCGAAGTCAGTAGTTAACCACACAACTTGATTGCTAACTAAGAGCGAACGCAAAAACAAAAACTCACCTTCCTGAATGTAGTCACTTGTAACTGTCAGCACTTGCTGCACTAAGTTTCTACGCTCGTACAATCCCCTATCTTCTTTATCAAATACGCTAGTGCTACCATTGAATAGAACCTTGCGATACTTCTTGCGCTCAATCTCATCATTCATTTCTGACTTTTTGATGAAGTTGAAGTAATCCCATCCACCGCGACTATTTACCCAGCCTAGTCGAATCTTATCATGTTGGCAATCCTTTTGACCATACAAAGCCGCGTTATAGAATCGGTACTTAGCACTTCTTTGTGTACCACCTTCACGCAACCATACTTCGTAGTAACGCCAGCCAGGTGTATCATTTTCGTTTGGCTTTATGCTAAGTGTTGCCCAATCATTTAAGTTACCCGGATAAACAGGCAAAGCTTCAATATCGTAACCTGATAAACTAACAGTTTCAGTAGTGGTAGAACCAGCTGCTTTATATATCACAATGCGCATGTTATCAATTAAGTTATTGTACATATAGCTAGCGTTGCCCGGTATGCTTAATGTGCCGTAGTCATTTTCAAATGAAGGTATCCACACCACACCTGCGTTCGTTGGATTGCCTGCGCCCCATGAGCCTGCTAAATACCATGAATGCGTAGTAATTAATCTATCGCTCATGGCGTAGTTAGCACTAAACTGCAACACGTATTTGATGCGATCATTGCCTACTTCAGGATTGGGCTTGTATCCATCGTACACCTGATAGTAGCCATTGATAACAATGCGCCCACTTGTGGTTACTTCGCTGCCTTCGTTTTCAGTTAGAACTAAACCACTACCTGGTACATTGACTAACCACCATTCAGTGATTGCTGCGCTCAATGCGTACTTGCTTAAATCGTCAACTGTGTTATCCGTAGCAAAGTGATGCTGCTGGTTGCGCAGGTCATCGACTAGTGGCGATATGTCAAAGTACATATTCCCATCGGGCGCAGGTGTCAAATAGAACTGATACGTCTTTGCATCGATTGTAATCACTAAGCCATAACGAAAACCTTGCTGTGCAGTTTCGGTGCTCGATGCAATGAGCATAATCTTTTGACCACGCACTACCCAGTTATACGGTTCATCTACGATTGTTAATGCCATCTATCTTTTGTTTAAGAGTAATCTTTGTTCAATGTCTTTTATGTAAGCATCCATCAGCTTATCCTTGTAATCGTCCCACGTATCGTCTATTGCTTCTCCGTAGTAGTTAATTCCTACTATACCACGTTCACCAATACTTTTTGCAATGGCAATAGCAGCACTTTTGATTGCGCTCTCTGTTGACTTTATGAATTCGCCCTGTCTATTGCGCAGCTTTAATGGCTTCATGCGAATCCAATTCATGATGTCCTTGTATGGTGGGCGTTTAGTAGGTTGCCCCGGATACGGCTTGCGCCCAAACTCAATTACATCTGCATACTTACCAGCTGCATCATTGTCCACAGTGAAATCAATAGTAGGCTTGCCGTAACGCACTTTGATTTTGTAGATAAGTGAATTGAGTAACGTGCCCGATGAAACACGATTGACAATCTTACCACGCACGCGACGTTTTATGCGCAGGTTAGATTGCGCACGCTCTACCACAGTGGCTGCGTATTCGTTTAGTATTTTGTCAAACTCACTCGCCATTATACCAATGACAAGTTAAGCTGTGTTGCCGCTATTACATATGCTTCAGTATTTGAATCACTGGTTGCGCCCCAATTCAAATAGTCATCACCTGCAATCATTACCTGCCCTTCGTAGATAGTCACGCCATCAACATCGCACAGCGAATACTGCAAAGCAGCTAGACTTTCAAGGTTATCATAACTGATATAAAGCTTTAAGCATACGGCTGTTTTAGTTTCGCCATTACTCCAAATGTCTAAAGGTTGTATTTCTCTCATCGTGTTATTGTAATTAAATTTCCATGTGTTCTTGACGATCCCGCTACATTATTATTTTGAACTGCAAAAACTAAATACTGGTTAATCGTGGTGTTGAACGTGAGTGATGTAAAATCCACGTTGTTAGCCGTATAAGGAGAAACACCCGCAAAAGGTGCATATTTAATTGAGCCTGAAGTGCCGATTGCAGTTACCATATAATTTCGCTCAAACATACCCGCTGAATTCACCCCAGCGTTCCAAGTCCCGATAATGGTTCCACCGATTGCGGCAGATGTGTTTAAATAAATGCGAAAGTCTGCACCGCCTGTCCCGGAGATTCTTGCATTAAGTCGCGTCGTCATCCAGTCATCTGTTTGAAAAGTATTCGCTGGGATTAACACGCTAAAAATTAAAGTTACCGCAGTCGTTCCTGTAACCGCTGCTGTATCTGCGAAACTGCGGTTAATTATGATGTTCGACGAAATACCTAAGTCACTTAATAATTGACTCGCAGTGATTGCGCTAACAGAGTTGTTCGAATTTATTTTGATGTAACGTGTTGCGCTTGGGTTCGGAATGGTTGCCAGTGCTGTACCGACATCGGTAAATCCAACTGCGTTCTGCTTGCCATTAAAAGTTGACCAATCTGCGCTGCTCAATGCACCACGATTTGCTGCGCTTGCTGTGGGCAGGTTGAACGTGTGTGTGCTTCCTGCACTACTGATTGCGAAGTCAGTGCCCGCTGTACCTACTGCAAAGTTTTGCGTGCTTTCAGTTAAGCCATTCAAAGAACTGATGCCTATTGCATAAGTGGTATGCACCTCACCGATGCGCCCATCTTCAGTGTAAAGTGTAACAGTCTTACCATTCGTGTTTTGAATATCGAATTCAATGTGTATTCTGTCGGTTGAAGCCGTTACTGTGGTAGGTACTGAAATAGTGAAGGTGTACAAATCAGGCACGTTGCCGTTTGTGATTTCTTCCATTGTGGAAGTAGCAACCAGCGTGAACGTGCTGCCGTTGTATGTGTAAAGCTTAGCAAGTATCTGCGCATGGTTAGAACCACCGCCTGTTTCACTTAAATACACATCAATAGTCCAAACACCTGCAGGTATTAGCACATGGTTAGGTGAGCCTACATCGGTAATAAAACGAGCGATTGCACCTGTAGTGGCACGTGTGAAGTTTGCAGCTGGCCCTGTGTTAGCAGCTATGCCTAATTCGTAATAATCATTTCCACCTATTGAAGGCTGCGCTACATTTCCGTTAAAGTAGAATACTTGCCCACCACCTCCACCCGTTGAAGGCAGCGTGCGTAGTGCACCTGTGCCATCAATGTATTGATCAACCGTGCCATTTGCCCCTACTGCCAGCGTGCCCGTTGTGGTAACAGGTGAACCGGTTACACTAAATGCAGCGTTAGTTGGTGCAGGCATAGTAAGCCCTACCGATGTAACCGTTCCGCTTCCACCCGCTGAAGGTGTGGCTGCTTCCCAATCGCTCGTTGTAGTATTGTAGGTTAGCACCTGCCCATTGCTAGGCGTTGGTGCATTTACATCTGCAAGGTCATCAAGATTAACCGGTATAGTTGGCTTGTTTAAAATTTCAGCTACACCACTAACTGCGTTCCAATCGCTGTTTACTTGCGCAGCTGGTATAGTTGGTTTATTCAATATCTCCGATACACCACTTACACTATTCCAGTCCGAATTAACCTGTGCTGCAGGTATGGTCGGCTTATTCAGTATTTGATAGTCACCACTTGAAGCATTCCAGTCTACGGGCGTTTGACGCAAGCGATAGCCTACGGCTTGCAATGTCCAGTATGAAGGGTTTGATGGGTTAATACCATCATTGTTTGCTATGCATCTGTACACGCTACCGCTATACCATACCCTATCTCCGATTTGATACGGATTGCCCTGTGCTGTAGTGTGGTTAGCGTTCCATTCGGTGCTAACGTATTCACCACCTCCACCTCCTCCACCTGCTGCATCTATTGTAACACTTCCATCTCCGTTATCAGTGATAGTTACGTTCGTTCCTTCTACTAAATCAAGTATGTTTTGAACTGCGTTATCTACGCCATTCGTGCGTAGCGTAATGCCGTAACCTGTACCGCTTCCACCACTTGATGAACCGCCTACTGTCCACACCGCAGGGATGTCACACGCTGACCAGTCCCAGGGTACTTCTAATTGAATCGTGAAAGCTACACCTGTAACAGTGTTCTTGTATTCTTCGATGAATGGTTCAAACGTTGGGTTGTTTACCAGCTGCACATCGAATCCAAACAGCTGCAATCCGTTGCGCACTTCAGCTATCAAGTCCTGACCTAAGCGCACGCAATCACTTATTACTTCACGCTGGTATTCTGCTTTGTATTCTTTGTCGCGTGGGATATCAGCAAACATGATCATGAAGCCGAACTGCATACCACCCTGAATAGGTGTGATAGTATCGGGCGTTACGTGCATGAATGGGTATTGATCGTCTTGCAACTGATCTGCTAAATCAATTTGACCATGTGTGAATCGCTTAATCAAAAAGTGACCAGCAGCAAATGCTTCTAGTCGATTGATGAGAACGTTATAGCTGTAGTTGTAGCTAGTCATTATCTATTGCGTTTTTTCATTTCCATTTTCTGCACATACACGTAATCTGCTAAATACGTTAAGTGCGTGAACACTTCATAACACCTGCGCTCTGTCACTGCATCGAACTTTGATATGTCTCTATCAGCCAAAGATTCAATGATATGGAACCAACCGTACACACCTAAACCATCTGGTGTTGCTGTTCCTTCATCTCCTTCACTATCTCCGTTATCTCCTTTGCCAAATAAACGAGGGAATCGTTGTATAGTTCGAGTTCTAAAGTCGAAAAAAAAAGCAGCGTATTTAACACGTGGTCTAAAGTTAATTCACATACTGCGCCTTCGTACTTGCGCTTATCACTTGTCTTATAAGGCTCTATGTCGTAGTACTTACCGAACTTTGCAACTATCGGTCTATACAGTATGCACATCAACTTTTGCGCAGCTTCACCTATTATCTGCCCATCCTTGTACACTTCAGTACATGCAGTGTCTAGATCCACATATTCGCCAAAAGACATGCTGCTCAAATCAGGAATGAATCCTAATTCGTATGCACCAACGCGAACTGTGCGTTCGAAGTCTTGGCTGGTTAGTCTTATCGCAGCTTCAAACTGCTCAATGATTTCATCTATCACATGCACCTGAAGCAGGCGAATGCTCTCACTGCTCTTGCCTGTAATGATGTGCACGCGCTCCACCTTATCGACTGCGTTCTGATAGTCGATGTATTTGCCAAGTGTGATGCCTTTGGCGTTTGCTGCTATGCTGAAATTTAATTTCATGCTCTGTTGTATTGTAGTTTTTGGTTCTTATTTGTGGCAATTTTGTAACATAAAAGAAATAAATTTGTTACAAGTCCGAATGCACCTGAATGATTACGGGTGCTTTGTCATCGCCTGCATGCGTTACACGTGCTTGCTTTGGCTTGAAGTATTCTAGCAGTGCAGTATAGTGTTTGATGTATTCTTCATCTTCCATATCATTCATGATTCGCATGCATTTAGCTGCGCCTTCTTGCACGAACCATTCGCCTAATTCATTCCACATTCGCACCTTGTCACTGACTGCGCCTTGTGGTCTACCATTAGGGTTTCCTGATGTACCTTTTGGAAATGGCATATTGTAAAGATTTGTTTAAAACAATTATTTAGCATCATACTGCGCAATGCATACCGCGATGCGCTGTTGTGCATCCGGGAATTCGCTTTGCGTTTTAGCATCACTCATGCAGCGTGCAATAAATGCGTTCTTTTCTTCTTCGGGTGTGGGTGTTGGTAGGGGCATGTTATTATGGTTTATCGACTTTTCCTAGTTGTCTGCGGAATTCGGTTATTAGATCACGAATACACGATGCGCATCCACTTGGGCGTTCGTGCTTCTTTGTTATCTTGCTATACCAATAGTAGAGCATCTGTAAATCTTCCTGTTCTATCCGGTTCGTTTTGCTTATTCGTTTAATGAATTCATCCAGCGCAGCTATTTCTTCTTCTTTCATATCCTGAGCAAACCACTTGCGGGCTGGGCATGATGCAAAGCGGAACTTTGTTTTTACATCCATGAAGCAACCGCACAGCTTTATCTTTTCCTTGTAGTAGGTAACATCATTTTCTTCTTCATTGACGTTGTTACCGACTATGGGTGTACCGCATGTGCCAAATGTGCCGTTGTAAAACTTACATTTTTTGCAAGTATTCAATCTCTCGCGCTGTATGTGAGAGGGAACGTTGAAGTTTAACATATTCTCTTATTCGTTTTAATGCTCTATGTATGCTAGTGCGCAGGTAGCTGTATGGTATACCAGTTTCTGCGCTCAATTCTTTGTAGTCAAAATCGGGTTTGCTGTATAGACGCAAAAGGATTGCATCAAATTCATTTAAACGCCCGATTGCGTTGTATAGATATTCACCATCTATGAATGCACCTATCCATGTTTCATCCTGTTTGCTGTCATCTACCTGCCTTTCTACATGCAGTTCGTAGTATTTGCGATATTTGATAGCGTAGTCACTGCGTGCACTGTGCCATGATAACCACAAAGCCCTGTTCACGTATGATTCTACTTTGCCCCTGCACACTATATCTTCAATGTCTTCACGTGGTCTATCCATCAACCGGGCAAGTACCTCATGTAGTAGATCACTTCCTTTCTGTTTATCGTGTGCAAGCCTACTGGCTTTGTCCAGCCATGCGTTATAGTGTTTCCCTATGTGGCAACTTACGCAGTCGATTTGTTAAATTTTAAAAATATCGGTGTAAATACTTGCACTATCCAAAAAAGCGTGTACATTTGTACCCGTCAAAGATAA